GCGAATGATGTTGTCGGCTATTTTGTCGTAGCCAGTTGGTTTTCCAGAAACCATGCCAAACGTCTCGATATTGTAGTCACTTGCTTGACGGTCAACCTCTTTGAGTTGTTCGTAGTATGTAGCGGTTGAAGATGGGAGCGCAGAAATGCCGAGGAGCGTCAAAATCTTGTTGCCCTGCTCGTCAGTCAAGAACGAGTAGTCCGACTGTCCAGAAACAAGATTCGTCGTTCCTTCTGGCAATTTTGTGTGATTGGTATCGTCCCATTGGAACCGCTTATCTGCACCAATAAGATACCCGACAACTTTATCGTGCCAATCGTTTGCAGAGTTTACGACACGCACTGTTGGCCACTGGTTTTCGTCGACTCTAGCCATAATACGCACCCTTTGGAGTATTCCTGTGTTCCCCGCTGTATCTGAAAATACCATGATTATATTTGTTATTTTCTATCCCTATCCCAACCCCCATAGGGAGCTGGGTAGAGACGGAACTAGTCGGCTGCGACTCCTTCGTTGACGTAGCACATCATCATTGGGTCTGTGGTGCCAAGTCTGGTGCATTGCAACTTGCCGAAGACGCCGCCGTTGATAACGTCGTCTCCAGTGGTGTCACCTTGAAGATCGATGCCTGTTCCAACGGCTACCGTAGTTGTCGTAGCTGCGGCTGTGTGCGCGTTCCAGATTATCCAATCACGAGTGTCTCCGTTCTTTGGGAGAAGAGTCGTAAATGAGGTCGATGCTGGAAGCGTGAGGGTCATAGCTGCCGCACCTGCCGTCGGGCCGATTTTGATGACGTTCGCATTTGCAAGCTCTGCCTGCGTGAGCGTGTACGTCGCCGAGGTTGTCGAAATCGAGAGGATTCCACCACCTTGAGTGAACTCTTGGGTAGCCACTTTATCGTTGAATACAATGTCTCCGTAAATGTCATTGCCAGAGAAGGCTTTGTCAAGAACGGGGACTGCACCAGGATAAAAGTAACCACCGATTGCGATAGCCATGAGTACCGCAACCGTCAATCCAATGAGAAGTTTTTTCATTGTAGTTGCGATTAGGTACTAAAGCTATGCCACGTTCACATCAAACAAGATGCTTGCGTGACCAGTTGGGACAAGGTGCCCAATATCAACACGCGAGTAGAAGGCAACACCAGAGAAGAAGGTGTTGGAATCTGCCGCAGGGAACTCGATGGTGCTTGCACGACCATATGTACCCTTGAGAATACCAAGTCGCTGAATCTTCTTCACACCAGCAAAGACGTGACCAGCTGTAAGGTCGTTTGACCAGTAGTGGTCTACACCAAGGTAGCGGAAGCCCTCAACAGCACCGTTGATAAGGAACTTGTCTGCTGTCGCAAAACCGTTTGCCGAGGCAAATGTCTCAAGAAGCTCAAAGTCAGCAGGACGCCATACGAAGAACAACCCGTTGCGCGATGCAAGAGACTGTCCGTTTGCCGTTCTAACTTCACGCTTGACACCAAGAATGATGTTGTCGATGTTCGACGCAGAAACGGTAATCGCAGTGGAAGCAAGACCGAGAACGCCGCCACCAGTGTCTCCGAAGTTCGTCCAAGAAGCGTGCTGTCCAAGAACAGCCGATTCAATGTACTCATTGAGGAGAGACCCGATACGGTCAAAGAGTTCTGCCTTGCTCGTCCACGGAGACTGGTAGTAATCACCCCAGTCGACGAGAACGCCGAGGTCACGACCTGTTGAAATCGTGAGTGTTTCTGCGGTTTCTGCGAATGTCTGAAGTGCAACTCCAGTACCGCGCGTGACGGTCTGTACTGACGGAGTCGATGACATGTACGAAGACGAGATGACGCGCGTATTTGACACGGTCACCTTAACAATCTCCTTCCATGTGGTTGGGTGGTTAAGACGCTCCTGAAGAGCATCCTCATACACAGTTTCGTAAGTAATGGTGTTAGCAACTGCCATAAAATCTTATTTCTAAACTAGGTTTACTAATTTAGACGGCAGTTCCTAGAAAGATTACGAATTATAGAACTGAAGCGCGCTACCATCATCTGCACTCTTTCTCATATCACTGATGATTTTGCGACGAATCGTACTATCTGGAACATCGGTTGGGGTAGGCGGAACTCCTTTTGAAAGCCAGTACTCTGATGAGTTCTTAGCATTTGAAGGAGCGTTGCCTGAACCCTTGAGGTCAGATGTTGCTTCGACATTTGCCCTGTCTGCCTGTTGACGTTCAAGTTTTACCTTAAAGTCTGGGTCATCAAGGAGTTGGTCGATGTCAACACCCCACTTCTTCGATGTCTTTTGAGCAAGTTCTATATCATCCTGGTGCGTAATACCTGCTGTACGCAAGGCCATACGCTCCACTCTTTCTAAAATCTTGCCGTCGTCGTCTGTTTTTTTAGGAGTTTCCAGCGCGGATTCTTTAGGCTTTTTAAGGTCTTTGTTCTCGCGCTTGAGTGAGCCGAGCGTCTGGTTGAGCTTGTCATAATCGCTCTTTTTGAGCGTTATAACCTCATCCTGCCCTTCTCCGTCATCTCCTGCATCGATTTGTGGCTCGACACCATCCATTTGATTGTTTTCTTCAGGATTCATACCTGGGTTTGTTTGATTTATTAATAAGTGGGAATCATAACCACCATCCACTTTTTCGTTGAGTGATAACGTGGCGTCTTTTAAGGCGCGCCCTTCCAAGGGCTATTTCTTCTTTGTCCTTTTGACAGGCTCTTTCTTCTTTTCAACCACGACTTTATTGATTTTGTCCTTTAGGCTTGGGAGTCTTTTGTCCTTTAGCATATGTTAGTGATAATTATAACACTTATAATCCGACTTGTTTTGTAATGTTATCAACATGTTCTTCACTTGGCCTAAACCTTTCTAGTTCCTTCCAAGCATCGTGAAGTAGGTCTATTGCTATCCTTTCAGCGGCTGCCATATTTACATCGACATGCGGACGTTTCTCTACATACTTTCCCAAAAGGACACTAAAGATAGTTGAAGATAGACTTTCGTCCAGAAGAAACCTCTCTATCTTTGCTTTTTGAGTATCGTCTAGCTTTATCATGCCATTGGATTAACCATTTTTACTGGAGAAACTGGAGCTTGAAGTTCCTGTCCCATTGGTTGTAAAAGACTTGAGAAATCACCAATAGACATGTTCCCCATTTCAAGGATGTTCTCAAACGCCTTTGCAAGAGCGGGCACTTGCATTGCCTCCCTAAATGCCTGTTGATTTGCAAAAGCAAACTGGAAGATAGAAAGAAGTTTGTCAGAAAGCTCTGCAACGTTCTTCTGCTTACCAGCAACGTTTATCCCAATTCGGATTTCAATGCCATCGAACTCATCTTTCAAAACTTTGAGGATGTGCTTGTTGCCCTTTTTCAAGAACTCGCTCTTAACAAAATCCCGCAATGCGTCTTGTTCCTCCTGTGTAGGATTCTTCCCATCGAGAACGGCCTCTGCAATTCGTCTATTTGCCTCATTTGTTGCAAGCCTATCTGCCACCCATGACAATTGGTCATTGGACAATTCAGACAAAAACTCCGTGCCACGGTTAATCTCACGAACCATGTCAGGGATGATAAATGTCCTGTAGATAAGCTCGATGAACTTCGCGCGCTGTCCTCTACGTTTGTCGTGGCTCCCCTTACCTTGTGCGACTGTCCTTTCTTGTCCTTTGAACGTGGTGCCAGATACTGGCTGAACACCCATAATCGGGTCAAATGCCGCACCAACAAGTTGCGCGTGGGAATACAACTCGTTAATATCACGTTCATAAAGTTGGATATTTGCTGGCGTAGCTGTTGGAACTTGGAAAATTCTCTTTCCATCTTCAATGGTGGTGATTTCAAGATTCTCCATGTCTTGAATCTTGTTCTTCTGTGCATAGGTTGAGTCGTCTGTATAGAGAGGAACCTTTGCAGCCGATTCAAGAAGACTCGTCTTGTGGATGGACATGAAGTTTGTCCAAATCTGTGGCCCAAGAAGTCGCTCACCCATGCCACGACCAAGAGCACGCATGTACACTTTCTTGCTCGTAAAGAACAGAAGGTCGTCTTTATTAGATTCTTTCTTATACAGAGTTACACCATTCTTGTTGCCTTTTTCGTCTTTGTAGAAGGCAATAACTTGGACTTGAGGTACGGAAGTTTCTTCGCTTGCCACATCTCTGAGGAAGCACTCTGGCATATCTCCACGGACAACATACACCTCTATGGTCTTGCCTGTGGTTGTATTCTTAGAATCACCAATATTTGTTCCGTCAGTTGATTTCTTTGAATCGGCCAAGACGATAAGGTCTTCAATGGAAATAGTTGCGCCGTTTTCTGGCTTTCCCCATCCAATGTTTTTTAGACTCCTTAGTTTACTTGGCGAAAAATGAAACTTCAGTCCTATCGGGCCACCCATAATATCGGTCTGGTCACAAAATGCGATTGAGTTTAGTTGCAAGACTTCTGGTCGCTTTGCCCCACGTTGCACGAGAACACCACCATAATCAATATCGCTTTCGGTTATCTCGTCAAAAAGCATGTCCAAGTCATGCTCTCTTGTGTACACATTATCGTGGTACTGCTTCAATATGAATGACAAGGGTTTTTCGCCTTCTCCTTCGACAAAGAACATTACGTCCTTCACATCAATATCTTCAGTCCAGTAGTTCAAATCAAGAATTGGCTCCATGATGTTCTTGAACATGCGTAGCCAATTGTTTTCTCCAGTAAAAAACAATCCATTCTTTAGATGAAAAATCATCTGAACATGGTTCCTAAAGCTCCACATCCAATTATCCCCAATTTGCACTTCGTCTGTTTGGAATCTTTGCTCTTCTGTTTTTATGTATTCGTATATATCACTCATATTTACAGGTCAAAGAGTCGCGCAATGTTCTTAATTGCAACCTCTCTAACAGTATTTGACATGCTAAAAAGATTCTTCATCAGAACCCTACTAAGTACCTTCTCCGCTTTCTTTGTTCCATGTGAAACAGTCAAAATACCCATACTCCCCTTACTTCTGAACACCTGCAATTTATTAAGAGCATCAAGGACACTTGTCCCTGTAACGGACACCGTCTTGCCCATAACCTTCAAGGACAACTCATACCCATTTTGCTCTATTTTTGTTGATTTTCTTGGCATTAAAATGAAATACCTAGGTCAGATGCCCTCACGAATGTCGCCTGTCCTTTAGACTGTCCTTTTTCCATGAGGATTTGATAATCACTTGCGGGCTCTTTCTTTGGTCGCGCAGCAAAAGCCCTATCAACTTCTTCTGCGATTTTTCTGCTTGCTTCGAGACATGTTTCACAGTAGTACGGGTCTTCCATCTCGCTTTGGTAGTTGGTAGAACATTTGATGCAAGAGTGCGTAAACATGTGTGTATTTTAACATTTTTAAGACTTGTCAACACTAAGCCACGGGAATATATCAACATGTCCAGGAATCTTCCTGTAGTCTTCAGTTATTTCTTCTCCTTTCGAGATGTTTCGCGTCGCTCGGTCTTTTTCAGCATCATAGTTTGGGTTATCGCTGTGGTTCATAAACGCACTCATCTTTGCGTCGGGGTAGATGAAGTGAGAACCTTGTGAAACAAGCGGCCACCTCTCAAGAATGTGCTGTGCGACATCCGCACGAAGCTTTGAAAAGTCCTTATAGGGGACATCGAACTGGTGGAAAATAGCGTCCATATTGAGCTTTTCACCCTTTCTAATATTGCGCATAGCTATAATCCCTACACCATGGATGTCTGATGGCCCAACCTTATACTTAACAAGATTGTTGAGGAGCCTGATAGCCTCTGCGGTCTTCCTCTTGGCCTGCTGTCTACTTACGCCTTTGTCTTTGGAATCCATATTTCTCGTTTGTTTATGATAATGTCCTGTATTTTCCTCCACAAAAGAAACTGCCCATAGTCTTTGAAACCAAGCTCTCTAAGCTTGTCCTTTCTAGCCTTGGATTTCTTTTGGCAATGCTCACACTTTAGCCATTCAGACGGCTTCCTGTGTTTGTGGCCCGTTGCGCTTGCGTTCTGAATCTCTCGTTCTACGCGCTTTACACACGACGGGTCTTTTAATTCATCTGGCAGACCTGCTAACGACGGGTTTTCCTTTAATTCAGGCCATAGTTCTTTTTTCATAGAATAATGATTTTCATGTTTAGAGTCCTATATTACGTTTTGTTTGACGCTGTTTCTTTGGAACATGAGGGCATTTTGGGTCACCGTTCCGACAACACTCAGGGATAATAAGGTTTTCTGGCCCTATAATGATTGGCTTCGGTTGTACAACCTCATAATTTTTATCCGTTTGCCTAGGTTCTGTAGCTACGATTGGTTCCATAACTATACAGCTATATTAACCCTTTTGCGGGCTTCTTGATAATGCTGTGGCTCTCCGACCTTGTTGTGGAGCGACGTGACCGCATAGCTAACAGCGTCCATCATGTGTGAATACTCGTGGTTGGGCTCATTCTTTGGGTTTCCATCCCTATCCTCTGCCCACGCATAGTTTTCATAGGACTCCCATAGGTTTGTGCTCCTCCTTGTAACGAGAATCTTCTTCTGTGCTGTCACCTTGATGCGATAGTTGACGCTATCTTTGCCCTTCTCTGCACCCTGTACAACAATCCCGTATTTCCTTTGTTCTGCAATGGATTTTGGCTCGGCTGAATCAGCTATAACAATAGCGTTGCCTACTCGTTTGATTTCATTAGCCAGATACTCGTTTGATAGTTCTGTTCCGTATGCTACCTCATCAAGGATATATGCGCCGTTCCAATAATACACAGCCACCACGGCTGCGGGGTCTGGAAACCACCCAAAGTCCTCGCCGAAGCGTACAAGACGTGCCTCCTGTGGTACAGCATCTATCTGTTGCCAGCCAGAATAAATCTTTCCACGTACCTCCTCTGGTGATAGACCTTCAATGACTTGCCAGTAGTACGCTGGATTTGTATTTTTGTATGCTTCATAGCGCGAAACTGTAGCGGAGTCCATATTGGGCTTATTCTCGCGCCATGTCCCTGGTATATATAAAACGTCAGTAGCCTCCTTTTTGAGTTCTGGAACATAAAAACCAGCGACATCAGAAGGTGTTGGATTAAACCAACGACGCATTATCCAATGGTTTTTTGGTGGGGTGTTGAGTGTAAATACGATACGGATGCGCCCTTTTGTGGTTCGGAGCGAGTCGTCGAGGGTTCTAAACTCTGCTTCACCAATCTCTTCTGCCTCCTCAATCCATACAAGATTATAGCCAGCAAGGGACTTCAATCGCGCCGTGAGGGAACCAGACGAGGCCCTAAAACCATGTGCACGAAGGCTGTTTTTGCCTCTCTCAATGAACATGTCGTTGTCAACCACATGGAATTGGTCTTTTATGTCCTGTTCTGATAGGCGGTCTACTATCTCGCCCCAACAAGAAGCGCGTATGTCCTCTCGCGTGGCTCGCATAATCGCCCCACGAACGTACTCTTTACTCATTAGCTGGCTTACAACATACCTACTTGCTGTACCAGAGCGTCCATTCCCACGACCTCCCATAAGGACTGCGTAACGCCAGTCTTGGTTCTCCCACAATGGAGCATGGGAGCTATGGATGGAGAAATCAATCGTCCTTCCTAACATTGATATTGATACCTGTTATTGGCTCACCGCCAGAAGTGATGTCTTGATGTTGCATAGGCTTTCCATGGATTCGATCGCGGACATCCTTAAAGAAGTTGTAATCTCCTTTCAAGGCCTTGTTGAGGCCGACCTCCTCAATCATCTCTTCTATCTCTTCTGGTGTTTTATCCTTTGCCTCGGCAATTCGTATAAGTGCTTCTCGGTAAATGGTGGCGTAATCACGCTGTCCTTTTGGGCGGCCTTTTGGATTACCGCTCTCACCAGGTTTGAATGGAATTAGGTTTTCTATACCTCTGTTTTTACCACTGTTGTGATTCATATTTACTGGTAAAACTATTATTTCTTTTTACTCCTACCAGCGGCTGAAAGCGCAATAGCAATAATTTGTTTTCTTCCACGAGGAGTTCCATTTGCACCTCTTGCGCGACCTGTCTTTTGGTTGTCCTTATAAAGTTCTCGAATGTTCTTGCTTACGTTTTTTCCTAGAGGCATAGAGTGCTCGTTATGATGATAATTGGTACTTAATTATACCATGTCTGCATTGTTACCTATTCTGATAACTAGATAGGGCTTTTATCTTTTCCTCATACTCCGAAGCTGTCCAGTCCTTTATTGATGTCTTTGATGCTTTGTATTCATCCCTTCTACGCCTTAATTCTGCGGCGGTTCCTTCTCCGTATCGTTTGTCGAGGTTCTCTGCGTAGCTTAGTAGATGGGCCTCATCAAAGGCATTACAATACTTGCATTCAGCGTTGACGTTTAATTTATCAAAGAGCAAGTCACGTCCGCAATCGCCCGCTGGCATAAAGTGTCCCGCGTCGCAATACATCCCTATAGGTTTTCCACAACTTATACAGGTGCCGTACTTCTCTACGTCTCTCTTTCGTACAAATATGCTGAACCAATACCAGTAAATACCCTTTTGATATGGCTGTTTATACGCAAGACTCTTCCATT